CATTACCACTGATGGAAAAGGTGGTAATGGTCCATCAAACTTTAGTTTTTCTGGAAATATAGTATCAAATACAAACTCAAATTTAAGTGGAAATGCTAGTATAATTGTTACAAACACTATAGCATCAAATGGAGATGATATTCAATCTGCAGAATCTGTCAGATACTATGCTCCTAGAGTATATTCTTCTCAGTATAGAGCTGTAACTGCAGCAGATTATGAAGCACTTTTGCCATCAGTTTTCCCCAACATAGAATCTGTAACTGCTTATGGTGGAGAGGAATTATCCCCACCTCAATATGGTAACGTTTTCCTGGCAATAAAACCAAAAAATTCAGATTACTTATCACAGTCAACTAAAGATGTAATTCTGAATAAATTAAAGCAATATTCTAGTGCCGGAATTAAAGTCAACTTTATTGATATCGAGGTTCTTTATGTCGAAATAGAATCTTCTGTTTACTTTAATTCCAATTTAATTAATTCGGAAAGTGATTTAAAAACTCAAGTAATTAATTCACTAAATTCTTATTCAAACTCCACAGATTTAAATAAGTTTGGGGGAAGATTTAAGTACAGTAAAGTTATTGGATTAATTGATTCTACCAATAATGCTATAACATCAAATATAACAAAAGTTAAAATAAGAAGAAATATAGGAACCGTAAATCAAGCAGCAAATTATTTTATTTGTTTTGAAAATAGATTTTATAGGTCATCTTCTGGATATAACATTAGAACTACTGGATTTAAAATTAAAGATAATCCAAGAACACTTTACTTATCTGATGTTCCTGTAGATAATAATTATGGAAATCTTTTCTTATTTTCATTAGATAAAAATGAAATTAAAGTAGAAGTAAATGCTGTTGGAAAGGTTGATTATACTAATGGAATTGTTAATATAGATAATATAAATGTAGTTTCAACTGAAAAACCAAATAACGTGATTGAAATTGAAGCTACTCCATACTCAAATGATATTATTGCTAAAAAATCAATATATTTAAAATTTGATGTTGGTGCAAGTCAAGTAGAAATACTTAAGGATTTAATATCCTCAGGAGAAAATTCTTCGGGAAGTGTATTTTTACCAGAATCAAGCTATACTATAGACACAAAGATAAGAAACTAAAATGAATCAAGATAAGAAAGTAGTAAAAATTAGTGACATTATTGATAGTCAAATACCAGAATTTATTCTGTCAGAAAATCCAAATTTTTCTGAATTCTTAAAGCAATATTATGTTTCTCAAGAATATCAGGGGTCAACAATTGACCTTGCTGAAAATTTAGTTTCTTATAAAAATATAGATTCTTTTGATTCTATTGGTCTTACTACATCAACTACTTTAACATCTGAGGCATCTTTCTTTGATGATGTAATTAATGTTGCATCAACCTCTGGTTGGCCAAATCAATATGGTTTGCTTCAGATTGATAACGAAATTATCAGTTATACTGGAATTACTTCCACTTCATTCACAGGTTGCATTAGGGGGTTTAGTGGAGTCGAAACTTTATCTGATGAAAATAATCCAGGATTCTTAAAATTTTCATCTAGTGAGGTAGATGAGCATTCTAATGGATCAATTGTAAAAAATCTCAGTAATTTATTCTTACTTGAATTTTTTAGAAAAATTAAGTATCAATTTACTCCAGGATTTGAAAATATTGATTTCGATTCAAGAATTAATGCTCCAAATTTCATAAGTAAAGCAAAAGATTTTTATAAGTCAAAGGGTACAGAAGAAGCATTTAAAATTTTATTCAAAGTTTTGTATGGAGAAAAAGTTGAAGTAATTAAACCAAAAGACTTTGTTGCTACTCCTTCAGACTCAAAATGGATTGTCGTTGAGAGGTTTATAGGACAACTTATAGAGGGCAATCCTAATAATTTAAAGGGTCAGACCTTATACCAAGATAAGAACTCTTCTGGGACCATTTTAGAGGCAAATGGTTCAATATATGAAGTATCTTCATTCTCAAAAAATTACGACCAATATTATAATATTGATATTTTTTCTGGATACTCTAATAACTTAAATCCAAAAGGCTCAATTTTTGGTCAATTTAAAATTACACCAAAAACATATGTAATTAGTGATGTATCTTCGGGCTCAGATACAATTAGAGTAGTATCTACTATTGGGTTCGAACAATCTGGATCCATTATTGTAAATGGAATTACTATAAATTATACTGACAAAACTGACACAGAGTTTATAGGTTGTATTGGAATATCTTCTTCAATTCCAAATGCATCTATTGTTTTTGGAACAAATTATGTCTATTCACAAAAAGCAGACGGTTCAATAGTTAAATTTAGAATTTTAAATACATTATCAAATATTGATTCTAACAATACTAAACTAGCTTCTGAATATGATTTCTTAAAAATTGATAATATTGGAATTACTTCACCTAATGTATTCACAAATTCTTTATCATATAATGTACCAACATCTATAGTTGGTGGAACTGTTTATAATACACTTCCAAGTGAAAAATATGGAATAGATAAAAGTACTGGATTAGTTAGAACAAAATATCCAAACTATCTTAAGAATGGAGATTTTGTAGAGGTTTTTAGTTTAACTACAAACCAAAAAATATATACAGCCACTGTAAGTAACGTTAATAATCAAAGCAATTATTCTTTCAGTATTTCCGACTCATCAAATTTAACAGTAAATCATAGGATTAAATTTAGAAGAGTTGTAAAAACATCAACATCCACTAATTATCCCGATATAAATGGCAGATATTTAATTGATATTCAATCATCTTATGAAGATGATGATAATTATTATCTTACATCTAATGGTTTCCCAAGTGGAACGATAAATCCATATAAAAAAGAATTTAACTTTGATTTATCTTTAAATTCAAATTCCGGTATTTCATCATCATTTATTGGTCTTCATAATTTTTATGATGGTGAGATTGTTTCTGTTGTTGGATATTCCTCAACTGTTTTTGCAAGTAATTTTACTTTTACAAATAAAGCTGGAATTCAAACAGGTCTCCAGTTATATGTCAAAAAAATAGATTCTGACCAGATTAAACTTTGCTATACTCGAAATGATTTAATTCAAGGTAGATATATTAATTTTGCAGAAGCATCTCCTACAAATACTGTAGGTGCTGCAATTACAACTATTAGATTATCTTTAACTTCAATTTATAGAAAAAATCTTTATCCATTAAAATTATTTAAAAAACTTCCAAAGCAAGTTAAAATACCAACAAAAAAATATAAAACACTTCCTGGTTCTATTGGAGTTTTATATAATGGAACAGAAATTCAAAATGTAAAATCTTTTGATAAAATCTATTACGGAGAGATTACCTCAATTGATGTACTAAATGGTGGAAGTAATTATGATTTACTAAATCCACCAAAAATTTTAGTAAATAACGGTCAAGATACAACTACAAAAACCTATGTATCTTTAAAGGGATACCTCCAAAAAATTCTTGTAACTGACCCAGGTTATGATTATGTTGAAGAACCTATAGTTGAAGTTAGGGGTGGCAACAATAATAATATAAAAGTATCGACTAAAATGAAGAAAATTCAAAAAGAATTTTCTTTTAATGCAGGAGATAGTTCAGTTGTTAATACTCTTGATGGAGTAGACAAGATTATTTTTGGTTATTCCCATCGACTTGTTCCTGGAGATGCGTTAATTTATAGTACACAAGGAAATTCTCCGATAGGAATTGGAACAGAAGTTCAAGATGGATTTTTATTAAATAATGGAGTTTATTATATTTCTAATGTAGGTTCTGGGACATCATTTAGTTTATATTCAACTTATTCTGATGCTATTTCTGGTATTAATACCATTAATTTAAGAACTAGAGGAACTGGTATTCAGAAATTTACAACTGAAAAATATGTAAATGTAGTAGATAGAATAAACGTTATTGATAATGGTGGTATAGTTGATCATAAGGTTATTCCATTTAAAACTACACATATTAATAAGTACGATAATATAATCACCTTAGAAAATCACGGATTTAAGGATGGAGAGGAGGTTGTATATCAGTATGATGGGGAAACTTTAACTGGCATTAATACCACTTCATACTATTATATAAAAGTACTTGATAAGGATAGCATTAAATTATATACAAACAAAACTTTAACTGGATCTGAAGTAAACATAGATTTTGGAACTTTACAAAGTTCTTCTGTATTTTCTTTAAGATATTCACCACTAAGGGTAGAAATTTCTGGCAAATTAACAACTTTAGGAATTTCTACAATTGGTTATTCTGCAGAAATTAAACCAATTGTATTAGGTGAAATTTATGATGTTAGATGCTTTAATTCTCTAACTTACGGAAATACATTCTTAAATGTAGAGAATGGACCAACCATTACCCTTCAAAAAGGAACATCTTGCACATTAAAACCTCTAGTATTTTCAGGTAAATTAGTAGATGTAATTGTATTATCTGGTGGAAGTGGTTATTACAATAATGTAGAAATAAAAGTAAATGGAAAAGGAACGGGTGCCATTCTTACTCCAATAATTTCTAATGGCGTAATTACTGATGTTAAATTAATTAATGGTGGTGTTGGATACGACCAGTATACAACTTTAGAAGTTATAGAAGTTGGTACTGGAGCTTTCCTAAAATCAAATTTAAATACATTTACTATTAATGAAGTCAGTAAGTATAGTTCTTCTCAGATTAATTCTGGAATATTAGTTAGTTCAAATTATTCCGGAAAATCTCAAATTGGAATATATTATCTAACAAATTCTTTATCATCTTCTATTGGAATTAATTCAACAACCCATTCACCAATTATAGGTTGGGCTTATGATGGATGTCCAATTTATGGTCCATTTGCATATGCAAATGTAGATGGAACTGGAAATATAATAAGAATGACCAGTAGTTATAGAAATACTAGAGTATCACCTTCTGTATCAAATTCTATTAACTTAGATTGTATAGAAGATTATGTATATGAAAAAGGTCTTGGAACACTAGACGAATTTAATGGTAGATATTGTAAAACTCCAGAGTTTCCAAATGGAGTTTATGCATATTTTTCTACTTCATCATATCCATTTTTCATAGGTGAAAATTATAAGTATGAACCAGTAGAGGAGAATTTTTATTCCACTTACAATCAAGATATAGACTTAAATGAATTAGATATTATTAAACATACATATCCATATTATGTTGAGGATAAAGAAGAATATTATGAATTTTTTGATTTTTATCCATCAATAGAAAAGGAAGATTTTATTGTATTAAACACTCAAGTTGGAAATATTGATGGATTAGATGTCATTTATCCTGGAACTGGTTATTACATAGGAGATGAAGTAATATTTGATAACACAGGAACTTCTGGATATGGTGCAAAATCTATTATTTCTGAACTTGAAGGTGTTGGAATCAGTTCAATAGCATCAAGTTCAACAAGTTATAATAACATAACATTTCTTAATAATAAAAATACAATTATTGGAATATCATCAGTTCCTTTAAACTTAAAGGATAATTATTATGTAAAAATATCCGGAATATCCACATCAAAATATTCAGGTTTAGAAGGATTTGAAAGAATTAATTTTGAAACCGTAACAACAAAACTTACAAAGGCATTACCTTCTAATGTTGGATTAGTAACATCTATAGAAATTAGAGACTCTATTACAAAATTTAATATAAATGAGAAATTGCAGGTAGGCGGTGAGACACTTACAATTATTGGATTTAATAATAAAAATAATCAAATAAATGTAAAGAGAGGTAATACATCCTCATCCCACTCATCTCAATCTGATGTAAATTTATTACAAAATAAATTTACATTTTCTAATTCTGAAATTAAGGACACATTAGTTAATGATGAAGTTTATTATTTTGAATCCAATCTGATTTCAGTCGGAGTAGGAACAACTCCAGGTAATGGAAATACTCTATACAGAAGACCTTTAGGTGTAGGAATAACAGAATCAAAATATGTAAGAACTGGCGGAATATGGATGCCAGGTCATAAATTTGTTTCTGGTGAAGAGGTTGATTATGAAATTGGAGATGATTGTACTCAAATTGTAACCACAATAGATGGTGGAGATTTTCTGGAAAATATAAATCCTCTTTATGTTGTAGATTTAGGTAATGATATTATAGGATTGACAAATGATAAGAAGAGTGTTAAAAGTCTAGATAATTTAATATATTATCCATCATCTGGTTCTGGAAACCTACATCAACTTAAAACTAAGAGAAATTTAGTTAAAGGAAATATTCAATTTAATGATACTACAGTATATACTAATGAAAGTCATAACTTATCTGTAAATGATGTTGTAACTTTATCTGCAGTTGTTGGAAATACAACATCATTTACTGTTTCATATTCATCAGCATCATCTAGATTGCTGGTAAATTCATCCACAAATCCAAATTTAAAAGTTTACAGAAATGAAAAAGTAGAATTTAATTTATCTTCATCTACTTTATCTGGAACGGAATTTAAATTATATAGAGATGAATTTTTTGAAAATGAATACCTTGGAGTGGGTAATACTGTTAATGAAGTCGTAAAGACTAATGATAAATTAACATTAAATATAAACTCAGAAACTCCATCAACACTTTACTACAATATAGTATCAAATACAAAGGAAGTGAATATTGATACTTCAATAGCAAAGCATAATGTTATCGAAATTTTACCAAGTCTTTATAATATACAGTCAACTATTGTTGGTGTTTCTACTAGTAATTTTTCAATTAATTTACCTAATTTCCCAGAAAAAAATTATTATGCTTCTATTGGTAGCACTATATTATCATATTCAGTAAATTCTTCTGCTATTTCTGGTCCTATTAAGTCTACAAGAATGATATTTAAAGGTGAAAATTATAAAAAATTACCAGTTGTAGTTTCCATAGGAAATAGTGGTTCTGATGCAAAATTATATCCATATTCTAATAATATTGGCAAAATTACAAAAATATCTCCAGTAGTTGGAAATATATACCCATCAGATAGAACTCTTAAACCAAATTCAAAATTATACTCTTCACTATATCTAAAAGATAATTATAAAGTTAAAAATATTCAACTAATTAATGGAGGTTCAAATTATTTAAGTGCTCCTAAAATTAAACTGTATAATCAGAATACTAATTTAATCTATCAGAGTTTTACTGGTTTTACAGAATTAAAGAATGGTTGTGTAGATAGTGTCATTATTGCTAATAGTGGATTTGGTATTCCCGAAAATGGAAATAAAATAGTATTTGTTGAAAATACAAATGGTATCAAAATATTAGAGGCAACAAAACAAGAAACATCTCCGGGAATATTTACAGTTTCTTTAAGATTAGAAACACCATCTGTAGGATTTACCACAACAAATTCATTACCATTTGAAATTGGTGATAAAATTTTCGTAGAAGGAATACAGTCTGTAGGAAATGGGTTTAATTCCGAATATTATTCATACAATTACTTTGATGTTGTCGGAATAGTCACTTCATATTCAAGTCCAAATCAATCAATTGTCAGATATAATTTAAACAAAGACCCAGGTTCTGTAGTTTCTTACGATTTTGCCTATGTTATAAATTCAAAGAATATGCCATCAGCAAAAGTAACCATGGCAGTTAATGAATTTTATCCTAATGAAGTTATTGAAAACACAAATATAGTTAATAACAAAGATGGTGGGAAACTTACTTCTGTAGTAAATGTTTATGACGATACTTTATTATCAATAAATGAACAAATTAAAGGAGATAAATCAAATTCAGAGGGAACTATAGTAAAAATAGATAAAAATACAGCAAAGTTTAAATTATCAGAAAGTTTTTCAAAAGAATTGGGTTCTTTAGAAGATAGAGGATATATTTCTTCAAATCTCCAAAAGATACAAGATAGTGATTATTATCAGTATTTTTCATACTCACTAAAGAGTTCAAAGGAAATTAAAAAGTGGGAATCTCCAGTTTCAGATTTAGCTCATATATCTGGATTTAAAAAATTCAGTGATTTGGAAATAGAATCAGTTGGAGTTAGTACTATAACTACTGAAGATTCGTCTGTAGTAAATGTATCTCTCGACTCTTATGTAAATGTTAATACAATTAATAATATTGATTTGGTATTAGAAGATGTTGATGAAAATGACAATTTATATTCCGAAACATTAACCTTCAATACTATCAAATTAAGTGACTACCTTCTATCTAAAGAAAATAGAGTTTTATCGATTGACGATATTTCTTCAAGTTTTGATAATGATGCTGCTTTTGCAGCATTAGATATTGATATATTACCATCTTATGGTAGTGGTAGTTTTATATCAAAATATTTAATTTTTATAGAAGGAACCACTTCTTTATATACTGATTTTGAACTTCCATTATTTGCCGAGTTGTACTTATCTAGAAATGGAAACGATGTAAATATCATTTCTTATTCCTATTTTGAGGATATACCTATTGGATCCTTTTATTCGCAAGTAGATCCTGAAGATTCGACACAGGTTATTCTTCAATTTATACCTTTCAATATTAATAACATCTATTCTTCAAAATTAATAAGTGATATAGTACCTTTAGACACTTCTACTGTGGAATCTAATTATGGAAATGTAAGAAATATTGGAATCACAACTTCTTATGCTTCAAATCCTTCCCCATCTACAATATATGTTGATTTAATATCAAAAGATTCTTGTAATTCTGGGACCGTTTATGTTGGAGTTGGCACTACAAATGGACATATTTCTGAATTTATTGAATTATCTTTTGTATATAATGGTCAAACATTAATATCAAATTTATACTCAGATACTGAGATAAAAAATTTAGGAACCGTTGGGATATCTACTAATGGAAATAATATTGCAATAGGTTATAGTTCAATACCTAATACTAATACATACCTTTATATTAATGCTTCTTTATTGGTAAATACAGTTACTTCCCCATCAACAATTAATTTAGAACAAGGTTTATTAAATAGTTCTAGAGTACAATTTACAAATAGTAATTTAAATGCTGTTGGAATAAACACTTTTTCAAATGAATATGCGGCAAGTAAATTTGTAATTGAAGTTAAAAAAACTGTAGGTGTCACTACAACATTTAATATTATACAATTAAATTCAATTCATTACAACGTAATTCAAGGTCAAGAGAAGTATTTAAATAATATTAGTTATGGAATTATTGGAAATTATGATGATTTAAATTTTCAAACAATATACGATGAGCCAGCTGGAACTTATTCACTAATATATTATCCAAATGAACTGGCAACTTACGATATAAAATTCTATAAAAAGAGTATATTACGTTCAACGAATCCAATACTAGGATAAACCATGGCATTAAATAATTCATCAGGAGGGATATATATCCCAACAACTCTCGGTTCATCTTCATTTAGAATAAAACATAAAGGTGATTCAGTTTTTTATAAAAAATTTGATGGAAGTTCTAGTGAAACAGTTGATATCTTAAATAACAGTATTTTAATTGAAAACCACTTTTTCAAAACTGGGGAAAAATTAAAATATACATTTCCTCGATCTGGAAATAAACTAGGAATATCTACGACAAGTCCTGGAAATTCTATTTCAACTTCATTTATGCCAGATGAAGTATATGCAATAGTAGTAGATTCTAATAATATTAAACTTTCCTTTACCAAGAATTTGGCTCTTTCTGGGACTAATTTAGATATAATAAGTTTAGGAGTAGGTAACAATCATGGATTTGAGGGAGAAAAACAAAATTCTAGATCTTTAATAGTTTTAGATAATATAATACAGGCACCTCTTTCTGCTGGAAATACAGTTGGTATTGTAACTTATATCAATTCTCAAAATATTGTTCTGAGTGATTTAACAAATATTAATGTAGGTACTGTTTTAAAAATTGGAAATGAATTGACAAAAATTACAAATATTTCATATTCAAATACTAATGTTGGTGTTGGTACAGTTTCTTTACTTAGAGGAGTAACTGTATTGGGTACTCCTTTAGTCCCCTTTTCTACATCAACAAAATATGCAACTATAATGAATGGTCAATATAATATTGTTCAGGATAAAATTTATTTTACAGATGCTCCATTTGAAGGTAAAAGATTTACATATAAAATCCCACTTTCAGATGTTTTTGATAGTACAGATTCTTTTAATTTGTTTAATACTGATATTAAAACAGGATCTAGACTTTTATTAGTATCACAAAATCCACCTTTAGGTCTACAGAGCAATAAAGTTTATTTTGCCATAAAAAATTATGAAAATAATTTTAGTTTTGCAAATTCATATGAAGATGCAATAAATGAAGTTAAAATTTCTTTTGATAAGACCACTGGACAATATGATCAATTAACCCCAGTGTTACCATTTGATTTGACATTTTTCAATTTTAGTTTTGGATCTAAATTTAATGGTAGAGTATTTTTAAGATCAAATTACGATGGTAATAAAGTTTTTGACGATTTTTCAAATCAATTTAATGGAATATCATCTTCATTTGAATTAAAGTATTCTGGATTATCAACTTCCGGAATATCCTCAGATAACGGAATAGTATTAGTAAATAATATTTTTCAATATCCGGAATTTGAAGAATCATTTTCATTTGTTGAAGAAGGTGGAAAAACTTTTCTCAATTTTATAGGAATTGGAACAACTGGAGATGGAACAAAAAGTTATGATGTTAATGTAAAGGGACTTCCTAGAGGTGGAATAATAGTTGGTTATGCCTTATCTTCTGGAACAAATTATCAACCATTAAAATCTGCAGTTTTGTATGAAACATCAAAAATAGAGTCTGATGGAGTTTATACAATTAATAATGATAATATTGGAATAGCATATTCTGGTTCAGGATATAGATATGCTCCTGGATATGCTACATCAGTTTCATTTGAACAAAATGGAACTAGAATATCTGGATATGGAACAGCTATAATATCATCTGGATATATAACATCTATTAATATAGTTGGACCTTGCACCTATACTGGAATTTCCACTCCAATAATTAAAATAGATCCACCATTAGAATATGATAACTTATCTCCAGTTGGAGTAACTTCTGGAATTGGTGCTAAAATAAATTTAACGATTTCCGATTCTGGTAAAATTGACAATTTTAAGTTCACAAATCCTGGATATGGATATAGTTCTGGTGATGTTTTGACTTTACCCAATTTAGTTGGTTATTCAACTCAAATAGATTCTGAAAAACTTGAAATAGTAGTTTTATCAGTTGGAAAAGATACTTTTTCTGCTTGGAATATAGGAAAACTTAGAAAATTAGATGATTTAAGTCCTGAAGTAAATGGGACAAGAAGATCCTTTAATTTAAAAGAAAACGGTCAATTGCTAAGTTTAGAATCTTTACCAGGATCTGATATAGAGATTTCTCAAAATGTTTTAGTTTTTTTGAATGACGTTATTCAAGTACCAGAAGAATCATATTATTTTAATGGAGGAACACAGATTATAATGAGCGAGGCACCTCCTACTGGAAGTACATTAAAAGTTTATTTTTATGAGGGAAGTGATGGGGATTCATTTTTATACGATATAGATCCCAGAATAAAAGTAGGTGATAACTTGGTTGTTGAGAAAAATATATCTAAATTACCAGATAATCAAAATATAAGGACTGTAAAGAAAATCGTATCTTCAGATTCTCTTAATACGGAAATTTATAATGATAAAGGTCTATCATATGATTCATTCACTTATAGACCTGTAAATTTCACTCCACAATCAAAGGATTTATTCATAGGTGGTGAATTAATTAGCAAATCTAGAGATTCTTTAGCATCTAAGTATGTTGGATTTACCTCTGTTGCAACATTAACTGCCGGTTTTACAACTACATATGCAACATCTCTAGGAATTACAACTTCTGGAATTCAAGTAAATGATTATATAGAATCTGATTACACTTCTTCTTATAAAATTGTTTCCATAGGTTCTAGTACTATAGGATTATCTACATCAGCAACTAATGCAACAACTGGAAATTATACAGTTAGAATATGGAGAAAAATATAATAAATAAGGTAAAATACGTCTAAAAAATGACAGCAATAATAACTGACAATTTAAAGATAGAAAATTGTTCTAATTTTATAGAATCTATCTCTGCATCAGAATCTTCATCTTCAGAGTGTTTTTATACATTTATTGGATATCCAAATCCAACTACTAATTGGGTATCTTGGGATAGTAACGTACAAAATCCTATTGATAATTTTAATTATTCCGATTCTTATAAGGAAAGTATATTAGGTGTTAAAAAATTAACTTCCTCTGAGGTTATTAGAGCTATACCAAAAGTTCAGTGGGTTACTGGAATAAAATATGATATGTATAGGCACGATTATAGTCCCTATAAATTAACACCAAATTCCGGAACAACAAGATTATATGATAGCAATTTTTACGTAGTCAATAGTCAGTTTAGAGTTTATATTTGCATTTATAATGGATCTGGATATGCTAATCCATCAGGAGTTCCTTCCACAATAGAGCCAACTCATACTGACCCAAGTGAGTATATAGATAGGGGAGACGGATATATTTGGAAGTATGTGTATTCTATTAGTCCATCGGATTATTTGAAATTTGATTCTACAAATTATATTCCAGTTCCAAATAATTGGAATACTTCAAATTCTTCTGATATAGTTGCAGTTAGAGATAGTGCAGTTTCTGGTTCTATAAGAGCAATAGTAGTAGAGAGAAGTGGTAAATATTTGGTTGGAACTAATCCTCAATTAGGAGTTTCTTGTAATATTAGGGGTGATGGGACAGGTGGTATTGCACTAGTAAAATTTGATTCTGAGGGAAATGTTACATCAGCAGAAGTAACATCACCAGGTTCAGGTTATACTTATGCTACTCTTGATTTAGATTCCGTAGTTGCTTTAGATAGCAGTTCTGAAAAGGCAATATTTACAGTTATCATTCCACCACAAGGTGGACATGGATTTGACCTCTATAAAGAGTTGGGGGCATTTAGATGTTTAGTTTATAGTAGAATAGAAAATCTATCCACAAATCCAGATTTTATTGTAGGAAATCAATTTTGTAGAGTAGGAATTAGTAAAAATATAAGAGCATTTGGTTCATCATCATTATTTACATCAAGTACTGGTTCTGGAGTACATGGTATCGCAATTAATGCAACTGGTCTAAGTATTACAGATGATTCCATAATTAGACAATCATCTACTGGTGCAATAGGAAATATCGTAAGTTCTGAAGAGATTGGTTCTGTAACTATTATCAAGTATATTCAACCAAGAGATAATTATGTAGATACTTATTCTTCTCCATCACAAGGAATTTTAAAGACATTCGACCCATTCATATTAAATCCAGATTTTACTGGGTTATCTACATCATCTTCATATACTTATTCACCTTTCAATAATACAAGTGTAACTATAGGAATAAGTAGTACTACTTATAATGTAGTTGATATTGGTTCTGGTTCAACTGTAGACCAATATCAAGGAGTTTATTTGGGACAGTCCTTTACTAATGGACTATCAAATCCAGATATAAATATAAAGAGTGGTGATATATTGTATGTGGATAATAGGTCCACTATTACAAGACAATCAAATCAAAGAGAAGATATCAAAATTATTATAGAGTTCTAAAATGCCACAAAGCACTAACTTAAATGTAAACCCTTATTATTCAGATTTTGATGATTTAAAAAATTATTATAAAATTCTCTTTAAGCCAGGAACCTCTATTCAGGCAAGAGAATTAAATAATTTGCAATCGTCTTTACAAAATCAAATTGATAAATTTGGGAGTAGTTTATACTCTCAAGGAGGTATGGTTATACCAGGTAATTATGCGTATGACAATACATTTAATTGTGTAGAGGTTGATGATATTTTTGCTGGAATATCAGTAGAAGATTATCTAGATGAAGTAGTAGGATATACTTTTAAAGGAAAAACCACAAATGTAACAGCTAAAGTTGACTATGTTTTAAGGAAATCTGATGTAGAATCGACTAGAAATACTGTTTGTTTATTTGTAAAGTATCAATCTTCTTCATCCGATGACTTTTCAACTGAAATTTTTATCGATGGTGAAGAATTAGTAATTGAAGAAGATTTATTAATTTCAAATACTTTATATCCTGCTGGGTCATCTTTATTCAGAGTTTTGACTCCAGAAACTAGAAAAGCAACTTCAGTTGGTTCTTGCGCCAAAATAGAATCTGGTGTCTATTTTATTAGGGGGTATTTTGTAAATGTATATTCAAGTACAGTAATATTAGACCCATATTCAAACACTCCATCTTATCGAGTTGGTCTTAACGTAGTAGAAAGTATTATCGATTCAAATGATGATACTTCCCTAGTAGATAATGCTAAAGGATTCTCAAATTATGCTGCACCAGGGGCAGACAGATTAAAAATACAAGCAACTTTAACCAAAAAAAGTTTAGATGATTTCTATGATGATGATTTTATAGAACTCTTTAGAGTAGAAAATGGAATCTTAAAGAAAATAATTAAAAATGACCCATATTCATTCATAACTGATATTTTAGCTAGAAGAACTTATGATGAGTCTGGAAATTATTCTTTAAATCAGTATACAATAGAATCATTAGAATCTCTAAATGATAGACTTGGAAATAATGGATTATATCTATCAGATCAAAAAACTTCAGGTGGGTCTACTCCATCAGATGATTTAGCATTACTAAAGATTTCCCCAGGAAAATCTTACGTAAAGGGATATGAAGTTCCAACCTCAACTACTGTTTTAGATTATCAGAAACCAAGAGAAACTAAATCTGTAGAATCTTCTTCTTCCGTTTTTACATCTGGTAATGTTCTAAAAATTAATAATTTAAAAAGTTCTCCAAAAATAGGTTTATCAACTAATTATAGTGTAACTTTATATAATTCAAGACTTACCTCTGGAGCAGTAGGAAGTGCAAAAAGTATAGGATATGCTAGGGTTTATGACTTTGAGTATGATAATACATCATATGAAAATGCAGCAAGTAAATCAAATTTATACTTATTTGACATTCAAACTTTCACTGACATTACTTTAAGTTCTTCAATTCCTGGAATAACCGTTAGTAGTTTTGTTCAAGGTAATAATAGTGGTGCATCTGGTTATGTTAGAACAGTTTCAGGAACATCTTTATCATTATATCAAATTTCTGGACAATTTCAATTAAATGAATCATTAACTGTTTCAGGAATATCTACAACTTCTACAATTTCAAGTTTATCTGACTATTCTATAAATGATGTTAAAGCAGTTTCAGATTTGTCCGATTTTACTGCGGATACTGTTTTATCCAAGGAATCTTCAATTACTGGACCTTTTAATATCACGGTTTCGGGTTCTAATGCAACTATTGTAAAATCAGATGGGACAAATTTTGCTTCTTCAATTTTAGTTAATGATATTATCAGTTATTCTGGAGTAGGATTAACAGTTCCAATCTTTACAGAAGTAACTTCTATAAATTCAACAAAAACTTCGGTATCGGTTAAGTCAATTTCAAATGTTTCTTTAGTATGTTCAGGTAATGTTGGAATAACAACTACTCTACAAAATATTAAAATACTAAGACCAGAGACATTTAATAATCAAAATTCATCATTATATTCTGAGTTAGAAAATAAAAACATTTCAGAAATAAGTCTATTAAATTCCAGTGTATATGTTAAAAAAGAGTATACCGTTACTATAACTTCAAATTCTTTAACTTTACCAGACCTATCAAATACTGATTTTGTGTACTCTTCATTTGATGAAGAAAATTATGTTTTAATTGATGATAGTGGAAACAATATATTTTTATCCGATGATAAATTCAATTTAAATACAGGTAGCAAATCTGGAACAATTGATAATTTAAGCGTAGCATCAGCATCTGCGGCTAGACTCATAGTTACATTAATTAAATCTAATGTGACATCAAAATATAAAAAATTACAAAGATGTCAAACAGTTAATGTAACTAGAACAAAATACTCAACTGCATCAAATGGATTAACTACCAGTACTGTATATGGAACTAGAGTAGAAGATGTTGATATTAGCTTAAATTATCCAGATATAGTTCAAGTTCACGGTATTTTTGAATCATCAACAAACAATAATGCAACTTTACCTTCGATTACAATATCAGGATTAAATACATCAAATATTATTGTTGGTGAGGTTGCAATTGGAAAAACTTCAGGGGCAGTTGCTATTTGTGTATCAACACCTTCTTCTTCTGTGGTGGAATTTGTATATAAAAATTCAAATAAATTTGTTGCTAATGAATATGTAACATTTACAGAGTCTAATAAAGAAGCTACAATTACAAGTGTATCCGAGGGAGACTCGAATATTATTTCAGAATTTATTTTAGATAATGGTCAAAGAGAGCAATTTTATGATATTGGTAGATTAATTAGAAAAGAAGCATCCAAGCAACCATCTAGAAGATTAAAAATTGTATTTGATTACTTTAGATTTGAATCAACTGATGGTGGTGATTTAATTACAGTAAATAGTTACCCATCAGAATTATATGGAAGTAAAATACCATATTATGATTCTGTAAGAAATACTGATGTAATAGATGTTAGACCAAGAGTCTCCGACTATAGTACATCAAGTTCTATAAGTCCATTTGACTATACATCGAGGAGTTTTAATATTGGTTCTAATGTATCTGCACAAATATTAAAGTCAAATGAATCAATAGTATTTGATTATTCATTCTACTTACCAAGAAAAGATAAACTAACTTTATCTTCCGATGGAACATTTTCTATTGTTTATGGAAAATCAAGTACATCACCAGTAGTTCCAAAGATATCAAAAGAAGTACTTGATGTAGCTACTATTTCCAGCTCTGCTTATGTTTTTGATGTATCTAAAGATATAAAAATTGATTTAACTGATAATAGAAGATATACTATGTCAGATTTAAGGGAAATTGAAAAGAGAATAGTAGATTTAGAATATTATACCTCACTTTCTTTACTGGAACTATCTACAGAAAGTCTTCTAGTGACAGATTCTGAGGGTTTAAATAGATTTAAATCTGGATTTTTTGTAGATAATTTTGGTTCATATGATACATCAAATTTAGATAATGAATCCTATAGTGCTCTTATTAGAAATAATACATTATCATCTCCTAAAACCACAGAAAGAGTTGACCTAACTGTAGGAACACTTAGCAATCTTAAGAAAACTAATCAATCTATAACATTAGATTATATTGAAGTAGAATATACTAAGCAAGCATTTGCAAGTAGAATTATAAACGTAAATCCTTTTAATATTGTAACTTGGACTGGCAAATTGGAATTAAGTCCATATACAGATTATTGGTCAATTAATATAAGTGAGCAGGAAAATATTGCAGATTTTTCTAGAAGAGGTACTTCAGAGACCATAGTGACAAGAAATTCTTTACCTTATATAAGGTCTAGAAATGTTAAATTTACCGGAACTAGATTAAAACCATCTACGCAATTTGATTTTTATTTCGACTCAAGAAACATTTCTTCATCATCTACAAATGGTAATACATATGCTTTCCCCAAACTACTAGAAATAACTGATGTTAATGGGGTATTTACTGTTGGCGAAACAGTTCGTGGTTATGACACAAATGGAAATACAGTTTCATTTAAAATTTGCTCACCAAATCATAAATCTGGTCCAATTGATAACCCAACATCTACATATACGATAAATCCATACCAAACTAATGTTGGAATATCAACATTATACGGAACTCAATCAACAATATTAAACGTTGATGTCGATAGTTTGCAAGTATCATCAGAAAGTCAATATTTTGGAAATATTACTAAGGGAATGAAGGTTTATGGTTCATCCAGTAATGCTAGTGCTACTATTTCAAATTTAAGATTAATATCCGATGATAATGGTTCATTAGTAGGAAGCTTCTTTATACCAAATCCAGAAAGTAGTGACATTAAATATAGAACTGGCAATACAACTGCAAAATTAACAACATCTGTCACATCTTCCGGAACACCAGGAGAAGTAACAAGTTCTGCAGAAGCAACATTCACTTCATCAGGTCAAAAAGTTATTACAACTACAATTGGTTATTATGACCCATTAGCACAATCATTCTTTGTTAATGAGGATAATGGTATTTTCCCAACCTCTGTTGATGTTTATTTCCAATCAAAGGATAGTTCAATACCAGTAACTCTCCAGATTAGGGAAGTTTCTTCTGGAATTCCAGGTGGACCTGATAAAATTGTTGGTACTTTAGAAAAGGTACTAAATGCCAGTGATGTTAAGGTAAGTTCCGATGCTTCTGTTGCAACCACATTTACATTTGATAATTTAACAAGACTTGAGGGAAATAGAGAGTACGCTATTGTTCTATTATCAGATTCAAATTCATATAATGTTTGGATTTCAAGAGTAGGAGAAGTTGAAATTTCTACTGCTAATTTACCAGAGATTCAAAAGATTATTATCAATAAGCAACCTTCTTTAGGTTCTTTATTTGTATCTCAAAACGGTTCTACTTGGACTCCTACACAAGAAGATGATTTAAAGTTTGTAATCAAAAAAGCTAAGTTCTCTGATAAAGTAGGAACTTGTCGTTTATTTAATTCAACTGTTTCAACTAAATCATTAAATAATAGACTTCCAAAAAATCCAATCACAGTATTCTCAAATTCTGGAGAATCTTCTTATCATAATGGCAGATATATTCTAGTTACATACCCAAATCACGGTATGTACTCTCAAAATAATCAAGTTTCTATTTCTGGAATCCTCCCAGATTCACTACCCACTAAATTAACTTCAAATTACGATAATTCGTCAACATCTTCAATAAACATTACTTCAGGGGATGAATCAAACTTTATCACATTTAATGGTGTTGCTGTGTCCACTGATGACCCTGGATATGTTTTAATTGGAGATGAAATTATTAAGTATACTGGAACCTCAACAGGTCAACTTACTGGAATTACTAGATCACAACTTGGAACAAACTCAGTAACTCATAAATCAGGGTCCTCTGTGTATAAGTATGAATTTAGTGGAGTTTCTCTATCCAGAATTAATAAAACATTTACTTCAATTGTGAATCCAACTATAGATAGATTCTATGTACAAATAGATGATGATACTTTATTTACTACTACTAAAACAGGTGGTGGAGATAATGCTTATTGCACTAAAAATATACAGTTTAGTAAAATAGATTTTGATAATAATTTTATCACAAATTACAATAATACAGAGGTATCATCATCTGTAAGAACTGTATCTTCAACAAGTGTAAATGGTACAGAAGTTTCATTTGTAGATAAAGGATTTGAAACTGTAGGATTAAGTAGTATAACTACTTTTACCGACCCAAGAATGATATGTTCTAGAGAAAATGAATTAGAATACTTATCCGATTCTCAGTTTGCCTCAAATAAATCATTTACCTTAGATATAAATCTAACAACTTCAGATACTAATGTTTCTCCAATAATAAACTTAGAAAATTCATTAGTATCTCTTGAGAATAATAGAATTAATAAACCTGTTTCAAATTACATCACAGACTCCAGAATTAACTTAGATACTACTGAACCAAATGAATTTGTATATGTATCAAAGACTATTTCTTTAGAAGAATCTTCTTCATCACTTAAAGTTTTATTATCTGCATATAGACATTCATCTTCTGATATTCGTGTTCTATACAAAATATTCAGGAATGATGGTGCGGATAATACGAGAAATTGGATTTTATTCCCAGGTTATTCTAATATTGATAATAATGGTAATATAATAAATTCTAGTAATAATGATGGAAGTTCCGATGTAAAAGTTCCAGAAAGTAATCTTAATCAATATCGTGATTATACTTTCACTGCTGATGATATTTCTCCATTCACATCGTTTGCTATTAAGATTATTGGAACATCAACAAATCAATCATACTCCCCAATTATTAAAGACTTAAGAGTTATTGCTTTAAGATAATGAAGAAATATGCAAAGGTTGATGGGTATCCAAATCTTGTAAGGGATTTGGATACAAATGCAATTATTAATACAGATTCTATTTCAGCATCTAATTATGATAGGTCAGTAGAGTCTAGAAAATCTCAAAAAAATCAAATAGAATCTATTAAAAAAGAATTAGATTATTTAAAAGATTCTATAGAAGAGATTAAAAATTTACTAAAAGGAATTTCTAATGGATCCAGATGAATTAAAACTTGAATCATATTCAAAGTTATTTGAATATGAAAAAATATCGAGAGAGCTTGATACTTGTACAAATATTGATTTACTTAGAAATATTTGCAAATGTTACGTAAAACTATATCTTGGGTTGGAAGAATATATGCAAAAAAATAGTATTGTATCTTTGGAATAAATAATTCTAAAAGTAGAATTATAAAATGGCAAAACCGGCATCTAGACAACAATTAATAGATTATTGTTTGAGAAAACTTGGTGCGCCAGTTTTAGAAATTAATGTAGCTGAGGAGCAAATTGAAGATTTAGTTGATGATGCCCTTCAATATTTTTATGAGAGACATTTTGATGGTGTGGAAAAAATGTTTCTTAAATATAAAATAACTCAAAATGATAAAGACAGAGGTAGAGCAAGAGGTGGAGAATCAGTTGCTGGGATTGTGACATCTTATGCTTCTTCGGGAATTGGAACTTTTGCTTGGGAGGAAAACAGTAATTATATTCCCGTTCCAGATGCAGTAATTGGAGTAGAAAGAGTTTTTAAATTAAGTAATAGAACTATTGCATCAAATTTATTTAATGTCAATTATCAGTTATTTCTTAATGACATTTATTGGTTTAGTTCAACAGAAATGTTGAACTACTTTGTCACGAAGAGATATCTTGAAGATATTGATTGGATTATTAATCCAGAAAGACAAATAAGATTTAATAAGAGACAAAATAGACTTTATTTAGATACAAGTTGGGATACTCTTCAAGTAGATGATTATCTATTAATTGAATGCTATAGAGTATTGGACCCTAACAATTATACTAAAGTTTGGGATGATTATTTCCTAAAATTATATCTAACGGCATTAATTAAAAGGCAGTGGGGGCAAAATTTAATTAAATTCCAAGGAGTTAAACTTCCGGGAGGAGTTGAATTGAATGGAAGACAAATTTATGATGATGCTCTGAAAGATTTACAAGATATCCAAGATAGAATGATGCTCGAATTTGAATTACCACCTATGGACTTAATCGGATAATATGTTAAATCCATTCTTTTTACAAGGTTCAAATCTTGAACAGGGTCTTGTCCAGGACTTAGTAAATGAACAACTCCGAATGTATGGAGTTGATGTGTATTATATGCCAAGGCAAATATTTTCTGAGGGGAAAGTAATAAGGGATGTGATATATTCAAAATTTACTAATGCTTTCCCAATTGAAGCATATATTATGAACTATGAAGGATTTGACCAAAATAGTGTTTTGATGAGTAAATTTGGAGTTAAAGTCACCGATGAAATGACATTAGTTATTTCAAAGGAAAGATACGAACTTTATATTTCAGAACTTATAAAAAGACTTCCAGATATAAAAAGTTCATTAAGACCTTGTGAAGGTGATTTGATTTATGTACCACTTTCAGACAGCTTAATGGAGATTAAGTTTGTTGAAAATAGAAGGCCATTTTACCAACTTAATAAAAATTATGTTTATGAATTAAGATGTGAGGTTTATGAGATTGAAGATGATGAAATTAGAACAGGAAATTATGAAATAGACTCTCAAGTTAAAGACCTTGGATATACTGCAACGTTAGTATTATCTGGTATTGGTTCTACAGCAACTGCATATACAGGACTAGTTCAAGGTGGAATACAAAAAATAGAGATTATTGATGGTGGTTATGGATTCACTTCAACCCCATCTATCATCATTAGCAGCCCCACTTCAGGTGTTCAGGCATCTGCAGTGGGTATAATGACCGAATCTAGAGGTCTATTAAACAAAAAAAGTTTATCAAGAATATTATTAGAAAATCCCGGAATAGGGTATTCATCTGCACCAACTGTATCTTTGTTTGGTGGTGGTGGATACGGAGTTTCTTTAAAAGTTGGTATTGCTTCAACTGGAAGTATAGGAATAGTTACAATAAGTAGTCCTGGAAGTGGGTATGTTTCTCCACCAACAGTAACATTCTCATCCCCTGTTTCAGGAGGAACTACAGCAACTGGAGAGGCAGTATTAAATAATTTAGGTAGAGTTGAAAAAATTAGAATTACAAATGCAGGTTTTGGATATACTATGGCACCAACAATATCTATATCTGGAGGTTCAATAGTTTCTAGTGGAAACTTTATTTTTGGAGAATATATCAATTCATCTATTAGAAATATTAAGGGTGTTGTTCAAAACTGGAACCCAGAACAAAAGATACTAAAAGTTTCGGGTATTGGAACTGATTTTATAGTTGGGGAAACAATAACTGGAGAAACTTCCAACGCTGCCTATATAATCAAAGAATATACTACACCGACCTCATCTACAACATATGATGATAATGAAGTTATTGAAGATGAAGGTGATGTTATTATTGATTTTAGTGAATTAAATCCCTTTGGCGAAATTTAACGTATTAAATAACTATAAAACAAATGTTTGGAAATTATTTTTATAACAAATGCATTCATAAAACTGTTGTGGCATTTGGTACTCTTTTTAATAATATAAGTATTAAACATCTAGATGAGGATGGTAACGATATTACCACTTTTAAAGTTCCTTTAGCATATGGTCCTATTCAAAAGTTTCTATCAAGAGTAGAACAAAGTAAAGATGGGAATAGAAGAGTTGCTACAACTCTCCCAAGAATGTCATTTGAAATGATTTCTATCGACTACAATCCCCAAAGAAAGGCATCAACTATACAGACATTTAAAGCAACTAGTATAGAGGATGGTAAGGAAGTAAAAAATGTCTACAATCCTGTCCCCTATGATATTGGATTTGAATTGAATATTGTTTCAAAAACACAAGATGATGTTCTTCAAATTATAGAACAAATTGTTCCGTTTTTTCAACCATCATTTAATGTTACTGTAAATTTAATCCCCGAAATATCAGAATTAAAGGATATTCCAATTATTCTTAACAGAATTAATTTTAGAGATAGTTACGAAGAAGACTTTAAGCAAAGAAGGTTGCTGTTTTATACTTTAACCTTTACCGCAAAGACCTATATCTTTAGTCAGATTCCAGAGGATAGTAGTGGTCTTATTAAGAAAGTACAGGTTGACTATGCAGCAGATTCTATTCTAAGTGCTAAGAGAGTGATGAGGTATACTTCCACTCCAAAGGCATTAGAAGATTATAATGATGATGGGGTTATCAATTCATTAGACGATCCATTAATTGAGTATGGAGATGATTTTGGATTTAATCAGAATCTAGAAGAATTTGGAGATTTTAAAACTTATAGTTCAACTCAAGGAACAGATGTAGATATTTGATATGAAAGAAAAAAATTTTGAAAAAATTGGCGACACCTTAGATGTAGAAACTAAACTAGTTTCTATAGAGAAAGTTTCTGAGGAAATTAAAGAAGTACCAGATGATCCTCAAAAAGATTATGAGTATACAAGAGCAAACCTATATCAATTAATTGAAAAGGGTCAAGAAGCAATTAATGGAATTTTAGAGATTGCACAAAGTTCTGATCACCCAAGAGCATATGAAGTTGCTGGGCAATTGATTAAGTCAGTAGGTGATGTTAGTGATAAACTAATTGACCTCCAAAAAAAGATGAAAGATCTTGATGCCCCTCAGAAGAATGGACCCACAACAGTTAATAATTCTTTGTTTGTTGGATCTACAGCAGAACTATCAAAACTGTTAAAACAGGGACTTCTAAATAATACAGAAGAATAGTATAAAAATGAGAGATCCTAAAGGACCAACCAAACCCTACAGATCCCCAGAGGAAATTGCAAAGAAGCATAAAGTTTCTTTATCTTCTGTTATGAAGCAAGTTAAAATGGGGACTAAAGTTGAGCGGGAGCATACCACAAGTAAAAGTGGAGCA